CTTCACATCGATGTCGTTCTGGCTCACAACGAACTTATTAGGGTCTGCCGAAAGCGTTACCGTGGAGCCAACGATTGCGGCGTTCAAACCCAAAAGGATGTTGGTGCAATCATTCAGCTCGAGCAGAATTACGCCTGCACAAAGCAGCGAAGTGAGTTGGCGAAGCTGGCAGTCGCGGCTGCAAGACAATCCGATGTACTCGAATGTCATGGTGTGCAGGTACTTTCTGCCCTGTTTTGCACGGGTATAGGTGGTTGAAAACCCATCATTTTCAATCGGAAGGAATACCGCCGATGCTTGCATGATAAAGTTTACAATTGCCCCGCAGTTCGTAACGACAAAGTTTGTCGGCACGGTCTGCATAGTGGTCAGGTTCAGGCCTGAAATAGGCGAGTAGTACGCCTTGTTTACGCCTGGAGCGGCTTCGCATCGCGTGGAGGATAAAACCCCTGCAAAGCTTGCCGTATTTGGTGCGCAGTTTGCCCCTAAATTTGCCATTGTTCTTTAATTTTTAAGCAGTTAGAGGTTTGTTTACAGAGACACGCGGCTCACATCCCAAACCAAAAGCTCAGGGTTGATAACGTTCACGTCAATCAGCGCCGAAGAGCTGACCTGAACAATGTTTTTGTTTTCAAGTCCAGGCTTGCGGGCAATCTCGAAAGCAACTGGCTCATCAACACCAGAAACCAAAGTTCCGGCGAAGTTGGTGCCAAACTCGATGTTACCAGCTACCGTCATGGCTACGAACTGTGTAGCAATTCCGGTGTACTGTGCATCCCATGCGTTGATAGCGCTGACAGGGATCACAGGGATACCGTGGTATGTGTAAAGGGTATAGCGCGAACCGTTCAATCCAGGTACTTCAATCTTGCCAATAGGCGAGAACTGAGGTGAGTTTAGGTTTTGCAGGCCGGTGTATGTTCCGGTCAAGCGCCCGTAAAGGTTTGCGGAAACAAGCATGACAGGAGCTGCTTCGTCTGTGCCTGGCATATATCCAAGGTCAACGATTTGGCCAAAGTTTGGATCTTGTTCACGGGCGCAGCAGCGAAGGCGCTCAAACATCGCAATGATGTCTTCAGCATTGTTGCAGCTTGTGTAGTCGATGCCATTGAAAACTTCGCAAGATGCGATGTTTTGTGTCAAGTACCAAAGCAATCCGGTGCAGGCTGCCTCCTGTTTTGCAAATGCCGTGCGGTTTTCAAGTGAAACGTTTGGATTTGCGGTAAGGCCAACCTGATTGGAAAAGAATTTTCCAAGGAACAAAACGGAAAGCAATTCACGTGCCGCCGTGTTGGTCAGGTCTTTGGTTACAAGGGCAAACAGGCGGTCAAAATCCTCAGTAGAAATTGTGCCGTCTGAATTGAAACGATCCATGTAGGAGAAGCAAGTCCCCCACATTTCAGAGCAAATCTCCATGAAAAAGTCCAATGCGCAAGGTTCAGCCGCAACCGATGTAATTGCAAGCCCACCCTGTGATGTTTTCTGACATGGAGCGTGTGGCTGCCAAAAAGCGCCGCTCAGATTTGATCTGTGCCGGATGTACTTTTTGTCCTGGTTCATCTCCATGAACGAAAACACCTGCAAGGCATTTTGATATGGCAGCAAGGTATTGGCGAACCGCTCCAAAAGGAAAAGGTTAACCGTTTTTTGATCGAGCGTGATTTGGCCCTGTGACCCGGCCCCGTATTTGATATTCATGTGCTTTTGTTTAGCGGTAGCAATTGCCCCCGGTAAAGAATTTATTTTACTTCAATAGAACCACCAAAGTATTTTTTGGCAGCGGATTCAATTCGTGTGGTGTCCGCAACCTCATTTGGAGGTGTGGCCTCTGCTGTGCTTTTCAGAGTCAACGCGGCCAACTGGGTTGACAGGTTTTTCTTTTCGGTTTCAATGGCAGCAACCTGGGCTGTGAGCGCTTCCGCGTTTGCGTTTACGCTCAATACTTTTTCTGAAAGCGTCACATTGAGCGCTTCCAATTCAGTTACCCGCGCCTGCAATGTTCCGGCGTTCAGTTCAGCCGCTTTTTTGGCGGTGTCTGAATCTGCCAACTTTGTGGTCAAGTCTGTAACGGATGCCTCCATTTCTGTGAACTTGATTTCAAGTGTTTGCAATACCGTTACGTCGGTTTGCTCGTCGTCCGCCTTGATGCCAAGGATATTTCCAAGGGTTGTTCCTGCTAGGATGTTTGCCATTTTTTTACCTTTTTTGGGCCGTCCTGATTTTGAATATTGGGCGGCTAGTTTTTCGGCCCGGTCAATAACCTCAGCCTTGTTTTTTATTCCGTCAATCAGTCCGCGCTTTGTTGCCTCATTTGCAAAAAACATACGGCCTGAAAGTGTTTCCATTACTGTTGCGGCATCGCCTTGCAATGCCCTGTACTTTTTCACATCGCCCATGAATCGCTCATCCGCTTTGTTCAGTGCCTCGATAAGCTTCGATGGGTCTCCTTCCAATAGGCTGCGTAACTCTTCATTTTTATTTGGCGACGTGTCTGCGTAGTATGCCGTGTAAGATTTGGCATACCACTCTAAGAAGCTGCTGTCAATCGTTGCCATTACCCCTATGCTTCCAACCTCTGACTGGTTCCCGGCTGCGTAAACCTCATCGGCCTGAAGCGAAGCCATTACACCAGCGCTTGCCAGAAAATGAGAATAGAAAAGGACCGGCTTTGTAGATTCAGCAACGGCGTTTGAAAACTCTTGGCCTGCAAGTGATTCACCTCCGCCTGTGTTGGCCTCAACTACAATTGCCAAAACGGTAGGATCATTTGATGCAGCCCGCAGGTTGTTTGCAACCTTTTGAACCCCGGCGCTACAAAGCCCGCCTTCGAGCATCATTACGCCTTGTAGCGGCACAATTGCAATCTTTCCACCCTTGACATTTACATAGTCAACTGTTTCAGATGCGCGCTTTGCCTCAAGGAACAAGTCTGAAATGGTAGCGCCAAGCTCCATTGCCCGCAAATTGTTGGCGTACTTTGACAAAGCCGCAATAGCAAAGCCTTTGTCAATATGCCAATTCTGGCCAAGATGGAAAAATTGTGGTACCATTCCTTTCACGGTAGCAAAGGTGAGGCCATAAGGGTTGGAGTGGGCATGTTACAAAAGGAATAGGGGGTACGTCTGCACCCCCTATTCTGATTCCATAAGTTTTTTGTTTGCCTCTCGCCTGGCTTGCTTTGCCTGTTCCTCTGTAACTCCGTACTTGATAACAAGCAGCCCCCTGCTCAGATGTGGGTCTATTTTTGCCACCGCCACAAGAAGCCGAAATACGGTCATTTCCTGCCCCAAAAGCATTATGTGCTTTGCGGTTTCAGGGTCAGCCCCGGAAAGTACCCTTGACAATAGCTTTATGCGGATGGAGTTTTCATCTAGCATGGCTTTTCCTCCCTTACTTCTATCTCAACTTTTTGGAACTCGTTTACTTTGGTCCGCTTGGTAACGATTCTTCCTTTCCAGTCAAGACCCATAAATTTGAAGTGATACAAGTCTCGGAAATTCATTTGGATAAAGCGGTTGAAAGACCCGGCAATAACTGTAAGGCGTCTGGTTTCCCGCGTGTAAAGCACCCGGATAGTGTCTATCCAGTATCTTTTCATTGGTTCAGATACGGCTTCTGTGTGATCGTAAACCAGCGTCTTGTCGTTATCAATATCAGCGCCCCCGGCTGTTTTAATTATTCCGGATGGATATTGCGTTGCGTATGCAACCAGCGATGAGGATGTAGTAACACCGCCCCATCGCTTTTTAAATTGCTTATCAGCGGCCCCGTTCTTTTGCCTTACAATTCCGTAAATGTAGGCTGTGCGCGGCTGCGTTTTTGTGCTGGTTTCTCCAACGAGGTTGTCCAAAACAGCCATTACAGAAGGCGGCTTTGCCGATGGGTTATTCATCCTTATCTCCACAAAATCCCTTTCAAGTGTTGGCTCAACAAGGTTTGATCTGTTTTCAAAGGTTTTGTCCGGGTCAATGTTTGCCCCGTACCCTTCCATGTAAATTACTGCATCAAATGGCGTCTCTTTTGTGATGCTTGCAATGTATTCATCGGTTGATTCCTTGAATCCTAGGATATATTTTCCAGGGGTTACAACATCTTTTAAGTTTACCTGCACGGAGTTTTCCACCTGCATCAAAGATAAATCCTGCTCAATGGTGTCAAAGTAGTACGGCTCAGTGTTTACTCCGTAGGTTGGCACGTCCTGCTCTGTGTATATGCCAACGATGCGACGCGCTCTGTCTGTGTAGATCTTTGAGTTTGTGATGTGGCAGTATTCCTCTAGCACATCAATGGCCTTTATATCTTTCGATAGCCATGATTGCGGGAAAACGATGGTCTTATTGATTGTGTCACCCCCCGGCGTTGTTGGCTGCAACATTATCACCACAAATTCGCCGTTGCCCTGGATATAGCTACCCGTCTTAATCGTAAGGTTTGCCCCTGTCGCAGAATCAAACCCAAATCCAATGTCTTTGAACGCGGCTACGCTTTCAACAGCTGCATCAAACTCGAATGCAGTTGTAACGCTTCCGCCCGGAATCGAAAGTATTAGTTGCCCGGATGTATTTGAAATTACATTTCCGCCTTCATCATAAAACACCTGCCTGATTGGTTTTTGTGTTGAAAATGGAGTGTTTAGAAAAAACTGAAGTGTTGAAGATTGTGGAGAAGCGCCGCCCGTTATGATTAGCCTTCCTTTAAGCTTCCATTTCCCAGAAAACCCGTGAATTGAGTTGTTCGATGTCTTCCAAAAGCCTCCATCAACCGTTTCGCCATTGTCGTAGTTTTTACCTGTGCTGTCGTTCTGGAAAAAAATTCGCTCGCTGTCAAACCATGCCGCATCACCACTCCCGGTCATTACCTGGTCCGATGTGTTTTCTGCCCTGAAAGCGTAGTTTTTTGAAGCAGGAAGCTGTAATTTGTTTGGGAATTGCGCGGCCTGAAACCCGTCGTAAATCTTTTCGTTTCCTACCAGGTACCAAGATAGCCGCTGACCGTATGGAGTGAGCAAAAGTGGGCAATCCATTTTATATCCAGCGGAAAAAAAGCATTCACCTAATATTTTCCCGTAATGAAACCAAAGCCTATAATCTGCATAGGTAAGCTCAAATAGGCTATTTGCCTCATTGAATCGGTTTAGCCCACCATAGTAAGCCAATGGGGTATAAAATCCGCGCGTTGGTGTTTGCCCGGCCCCCGGATAAGCCGCGTCGTTCAGTTGGTTGTTGTCAATAAATGCTTCACTGAGTTGGAATGGATCAAACCCGTCAAGGCTATTTAATGCCAGGGTCTTGAAGATTTCTGGCCACTCTTGCGACCGCACAAACGATACGTCAAAATTTGCGCTGGCTTCGCTGTATCCATTCACGCGCATGGATCTATCCGGAAGCTGCACGCCGTGCGCATTTACAAGGATCGGTATTGAGTTGCCATACTTGTCTACAATCCAACGGTTATTGGTGTTGTACGGAATGTCTGCATCAAACGTACTTGATTCTTTGAGCTTTGCCGCATCATTTAGCTCCTCCGCGACTTCCACCACTTCAAGATCTCCACCGTAGTCAATGGTCATCAAAGCGGTATCAATTACCCGCATGGATGGGGTTAGCACCGTGCGCTGGTAATTAGGTATTATTTTGATGTTTTGGCTCATTATAGTTGCACGTTCAGGTCTTTGTGGAAGTAGAAGCTAATCTCTGCTTCAACCATGTCGCCATCCGTTCTTGTAACAATACTACCCGGATCTATAAACACGCTTCGCTGCAATTGCTCATCGTATATGGAGCCGTTTTCGGGCGGATAGAACGAGGTGAACCGGAAATACTTTAGCGGAGACTTTAAAAATGATTCCAGATATTGTTTAAACGGCTCAAGATCACACATCGCTTCTATCCGGCCCGTTATGCGCCGGTAGTTCTTTGTTGAAATAACCTGCCTTCCGCCTGTTGAAAGCCTGGTGCCGTAGTTTAACGTTGCGTCGTTGTCAAATGGCTGCATTGGCATAAGCGCAATTTCCATGTCCACTACGTTTTCTTCCTCTACCACAGAATCAAAGCTAAAGTCTTCATACGCTGCCAAGTCACCCAAAAACCATACCTGCATAACAGGTTCACATCCACCTATATCCCACACCTGGCTTGCGTAAGTGTTGCCAAGCGTGTCTTCCCTTATTTCCGTCCGGTATTGAGTAGTTGAAGTTGGCAGCGCCGTTGGAAGATTTGCGGGGTGCGCTGGTATTCGGTAGATCCCATCCACGGTGCCTATTGTCGAGCTTGATACATTCACCCATGCGGCGCCATCCCATCTGTCCACATAGTATTTATATGCCACGCTCCCAAGTGCAAGCCGCTCCTTTAAGTCAAGTATGCAATACAGCCAACCAATCGAAGTCCTGCCAACAACAAAATGCGGGCGCTTGGTCATGAACTCCATTTCTGGAATAGTTGGGGCGTCACCGCCACTAAACCAAAGCCGCATTCCTTTACGGTCTGTTTCTTGGAGACCGGCGTACACAACCCACTCTTTTGGGGTTTCGATAATATCATGAAAGAACACGGAGCATACCCCAGATGATCGGTCAACCTCTCTCCACCCGTATTGTATCCAAAACTTTTTCCTTGCGTTTGCCTCAATGCCAGCGGTATTCTTTACGCCATACGGGAAAACAAGGTTTAGGTACGGGCGAAGCGCGTCATTGATTTCGATTTCGCACTTTCCAAACTCTTGGTCTTGGTTTATTTGCGGGGTAATATCCCGAAAGTCAGTAATTGGCTTTATTTCCCCACCATCATCCATCCAAACCTGATAAACAAGTGCGTAACCTTCCACAAGCTCAACATCTACCCCCTCAACGGTTGATACTACCGAATACGGAGACGGCATAGTAGTGCCTGCTGTGAACTGTTTGCCGCGTGTAAGCCAGTTTATTGTCACATCGTAATCAGGGCCGCTGGATGCGATTGTAACGGTCACATTATTTGCAAAAAATACGTTTGATAGGATAGCTGCCTGCAAGTTTTTGGCGTGGGTAAAAGCATCGGACTGGTTGAAGTTAACCAGAAAGTCCGTGTTTTTTGGCACGGTAGTATCAGATTCAAAATCCTGCTCTGCGAGTTGAAATTGCACTCCATCTGCTATGTTTGCAGAAGTTACCCGCAAAACAATCTGTGCAAATGTTCCGCTAGTCAATACGCCCTCCAGCATAAGGAAACGGAAAGTAATGGTTTCACCCCACGCCGCGCTGACGGTCATTTCAACCAGCGAAGACGGGTTTACGTCGTACCCTCTGCGAGGATTTCCGGATGTTGGATATTGGAGTAGTGGCATTATCTAGTTTTTGAAAGTGCTTTTGCTTCCCTGGCTGCATATTTTGACCCTTCTCGTATTCCGGTTGCCACCGCATCTGCCATTCGTTCACTTGTAATCGCGTTTGCCTTTGCAAGTAGCTCCACATCTCCCCTGGAAAGTGATGTATTAACGTTTAGTATTTGACGGTTTGACCCGTATGCAGGTGCCGACATTGATCCATAACGCGCCCCAAATACAGAGTTTGGATCTTTTGCACCAATGCTTCGCCAAATTCCGGCCCCGTACTGCTGTTCGATTGCGGCTTGGTTGTCCTTTGTCAACACCCGCTCTCCAACTTTTAGGAATGCTACCCGATTATCACCGTGACGGGTTGGCTTCATATTTGCCGACTTCACTACCCCTTGTTGATTGGCGACATCTTTGGCCACACCGCCCTCATAGAATTGCTGTGCGTTGATTGCAGCCAACCCAAGCGCGAACGCCGCCGCCGCTGCTATTTGTCCGGCCACATTTGCCCCGGCCTTGATCGCCGCAAGTGCGTAGGCTATGATGGCCTCCTTCAATGCTATTTGCTTGCGCTCCCTGGCTGCTGCTTTTTCAGCTTGGATTTCCTTTTCTTTTTGCTGCTTGTCAAGGTTTTCAATGATTACGGCGTTGCCTTGTGCGGCTGCCCGCTTTTCGTCAAATTCGGTTTGTATAGCCTCGTTTTGCTTGGCTAATTGCTGATCAACCCGGGCACTTTCCTCTGCCGCAAGCTGTGAGTTGAATTGTGAAGCAGCTTGTAATCCAACGTCTAAAAGTTCTTTTTCCTGTTCCCGCTGTTTCTCTTTTCGCTTTTTGTCTTTTTCTGCGTTTGCCGCCCGCTGCTTGTCTTCAAGATCAAGGAAATACTTTTGGATTTCAAAATCCTTTCTGGCCTGTTCCGCGTCAATCTCTACCGGAATGGTTACGCCAGCAGCCCCGGCTAGTGAATTGGCTAATGCTATTAGCTGCGCCTTTGCATCTTCCTCATTCTGCGGCGTGTTCACATCCACTCCAAGGCTAATAAGCCCGGCGTCCGCCTGCTGCACCTCCGTAAGCACAGGCGTTGGATTGCGGGCCTCTGCCTCTTTTGCCTTTGCCCTGGCAAGCGCCTGCTCTGCAAGTACAAGTTTCTGGGTAGCTGAAACGATACCTGATTGCGGGGCCTTTGAAAGCGCGTCCTGTAAAGCCGTTACGTTCTTTGTAAGTCGGGCTATTGAATCAGCGGCGCCTAAATCTTCCTCCTTGTTTTTGCGCTTTGATTCTGTATTTTTATCGGTTGACTCTGTGTTTTTATCAACCGCAGAAGTATTTATATCAATGGGTGCGGCATCAAATGGCGCCAACGTTTTGCGGCCAAAATCTGGAAACAATGGATCTGCCAGCGTGAAGTCCTCCACCGGAGCCGATGGGGTTTTCGACAAGTCTTTTTTCAATCCAAGCAACTCCTTTACCTGAACGATAAAGTTACCGATACCAGCCAAAGGCCCAAGTATGGCCGTGGAAAGCACATCAAACGCAAACCCGACTACATCCAGCTCATTTACAAGGAACCCGAGACTATCTACAAGTATCCCGGTTGCGGTTGATGAATCGGATATTTTTTGCTCCAACGAATTGAGCGCACCCTTTTGGATGTTATCAATTTTCGAGGCTGCGTTGTCTGCGTTTATACCGGCTTGCTTGTATGCCTCGCTTGTGCCCTGTATTGCCTTATCAAGCTCCACATACTTATCAATGCCGGATGTGATGATTGTCGCTGCTTGTAGGTTTTCAAGCCCGAATATCTTTGTAAGCGCCGCAACATCTCCCTGGGCCTTCCCAAGTTCCCGAAGTCTTGCCTCAAGTGGAAGGCTTGAATCCTTCAGGATGTTTATGTCAATGCTAAGCTTTTTGAACTGTTCCTGTGCTGTTTTTGGTAGTATGTCAGCGCTGGCAAGTTTCGACAAAACGTTTCGCAGTTGCGTCCCGGCCTCTGCTCCTTTTAGCTGCCGGTCTGCAAGCACCTCCGTTAGTGCGATAGAGTTTGATGTGGATATATTACTGATTTCTGCAACCGTTCCGAATTCTTTTAGTGCGTCGGTAATCTGTGGGATTTCGGCTGCGCCAACCTTTGCGCCTGCCGCCAACTGGTTTACAACCAGGTCTGAATCCTTACCTGCCAGCTTAAATTGCCCAAGCGTGGTGGTCACCGCCTCAATTGATGATTTAAGGTCGTCACCGCTTGCCTTACTCAGTACAATGGCGCTCTTTGCAACACTTCCAAGCGCTTCGGCGTCGCCAAGTAGTTCAGGCCTTGCACCACCTACCAATTTCAATGCCTCCAATATTTCAGGCCCGGTGCTTACAATCCGCTGCCCATTTACTTCTATATCCTGCAAGCCCCTACCGATCTGTTTCAGGTTTTCAAGTCCAGACCCCTGCAATCCGGTGAGCGCTGAAAGGTTTGAAAGCGATTTCTGGTAAGTAATGGACTGATTTACACCCGCTACCATTGCATCCTTTAGCAGGGATACACCTGCCACTATGCCGCCCGTTGCAAGTCCACCTGTAAGCACATCGCCAACGCCCAATAAAGACTGTTTGTAATTGCCCACATTTCGCTGGAAGTCGCCAAGCAATGCGTCTTGCTGCTTTAGCTTGCCTGAAATACTATTGATCTGGCTGCCAAGGCGCTGCCCTAGCTGGCTTTTTGCCTCTGTTTCCGAAAGGTCTTTGTATTGATTTTTTAGGGCAACTAATTGCGCCTGGAGTTGGCGGTAATATCCTATCGCTTTGGGCTGTTCGTTGAGCGCCGCGTTTGCCTGATCGATCTGTACCTCTGCGTTGTCGGCATCTTTGGCCAACCCCTTGTACAGCGTTTGCAGGGTTTTGAGCTGATTAGATGCGGTCTGAAACTGTGGGCTCCGTGGATCGAGCGTGATCTTTTGGGCATTAATCTGCTTGATCGCGTCCTTTAACTCCTTCAGGTTGCCGACACTAATGGCTAGTTTTTGACCGCCATCTATCTGAAGGTCAAGTTTTATAATTGCGGTCGTTGTAGCCATTACGCAGCTTTTAAAATTTCCGCAGCTATCCGGTCTGCCAAATCCTGACCACCGATATTTGCGGCTAATTGGTTGATATGCTTATCAATAACCCGTTGTACAAAGTTTGTCCGTGACCCGTTCCTGGAAAACGCATAGCTACCGCGCGTTGGGTTGCCTTCCCTGCTTGCTTTTGTCGCCACAGCGAACACAAAGCCCTTCCTTTCCTTTTCGTCAAGCTCTGGCCTTACCACCGCCGCCCAATCAATAAGCGCCTGGATATACTTTGATGTTCCGCCCCTGCCTTTACCGGGGCTGTATGGAATGCGGCCCGCACTCACACCCGTATCCACCGGCCTCCAATAGTCGTTTCCAAATATTGTACCCAAAAGCCCGTCCTTATCACTGTCCTTTATTTCAAATGTAAGCGATTGATCCAGTGATCCGGTGGCTCGGTGACCCTGTTGCCTCAATTCATCGCGCAAATCAGAAATTATCAATTCAAGTTCTGTCTCGAATTTACGGCGTATGATGTTTTTGATGGTGTCAATTACTGGCATGGTCAGGTTCAATTGCATCTACGGCAGCCTGTAAAGCGTCCCATGCTTCATTGTATTCTTTGTCCTCAATGTCCTCTACGGCCTCAATGATTTCAGGGTGCGCCTCAAAATATTTTTCTCTGTGAGACAATAGGTTCTTTGCGGCTTTATGTAATTCTTCCATAATCTAGCAAGTTGCGCAACCCGAAAAGGCTGCTTCGTTAAATGAGTTAATATTAAAGTCGAAATCAATATCAGTCGAATCGCACCAGCAGACCTGCAATTTTGCGGTCGTAATGATCATGCCTGCGGTCCCGTATGTGAACGATTGAAATTCATTTGATGTTTTTGAGACTGAAAGGTAAGCCGGACACGACTTAAACACTGGGAAAATTACCCCATTTGTTTCTAGCCAATCCTTTTCTGATGGCATAATCCAGTACGTTGAGGCTCCGATACCTCCCAAATTTGTTGGTATTGTAACCACAAACGGCGCAATATGTGTAAGCTCTGAAACGATTTTGTTCAACACAACGGCGTTGTCTATCTCAATTTCAGAATCAGAACGGGCATAAGCGCAACCCTCGCACTCCGGGAACGACGCAACCGCAACCTCAATTCGCTGGCATACCTTTTCGGATGCGTGTTTGGCCTCCTTTGAAAAAGTAATAGCCTCAGTGCGAATAAACACCAGGCTATTTTCAAATTGGATTTGGCTTGAATCTTTGCCGGACGCTTCCCACTTGCGGCCCCAATATCTTCCAATCCTTCCGTCTCGCATGGATGCGTTTAGGCTGTCGCTGTCGATGTCTCCAAGCGTGTTGATCACGCCGAATGAATTTGGACGGCTGTTGAACCCCGCCGGGAAAGCTCTGGCCAATCGAATGGCTGCCGGGAATATGATTTCGTTTAGCATGGCACTTTGACAATTTGAATGTTCCTTGATTGTGCATATTCAAACACATCCGGATTGTTTACCCTCAGATATTCAAAAACCTGTCCGCTAACAAGCATAATGCCGCCAATACCTCTAAATCCGTCAATCATATCAATAGCTAATTCTGCTGGATTATCTTTCTGTGAACTTCCAAACATTGATGGGGCAGATATTAAAACCATATCTGTTTTAATATCCAAATTTTGGTTGTATAGATTTTCTTTTGGCGCATCCAAAGGTTTAATGGGTCCGCCTCCACATGCTTCGTCCGGGAAAAGAAATGGAACTATTGGCATAATCAATTACCAGTTACAAGATTCAAGTTCATGCAATGCACGGCGGTCTTAAATCCGGCTCCGTACACTTCCTTCAATGTTTGGCCAAAGTATCCGCTTTTTTGAATGTCCGGATAAATGTGCCGCCAACCAATCAGGTTGGTGATCTGCTTTCCACGCTTCTTTGAGATCCGCTTCATGCGGTCAATGTCTTTTTGCTCCATGCCCTCATAATCACCTGGGCGTTCTATGCCAATCCAGTAACTTGCGTACTCTGCGTTTCCCCTAAGCTCCTTGTCATCTCCAATAGTACAGAATATACTCCCAAAAAACTCAAAAAAAAAGCGCGTACCGTCAAAATGACTGACATCGGTAGGTTTTCAAGCTCCAACACCCGCTCATTTATGTACCGCTCAATTGCCTGCTCACCCATCGGAAGCGGCTCAATTAGCCCATCTACAACGGGCCTCAAAAGGATGGCCAACTGCACATGTGTTAGACCAAAGTCAGCCGCCGCAATTGCTGAAAAGTTCAGCTCATTTTTTCTGGCTTCCGCAATTTCTTTTTCAAACATCTGCTCAAGGCGCAACGTCTCAACCGTTTCCTGTGCCGTAAACTCACCCTCGTATGCAATGTTTTTCAGGTTTGGTGTGATCTGCCACAGGCTTCCGTCGTATTCAACCGGGAACTGGCACGGCTCAAAAGTTCGAGTGACCCAAATAAGGTGCCGGTAAATATTCAGCACCGTGGCTTCAATGGTATCAACTCCTTTTTTATTTACCGATGCGATAAATTCAGGGGTCAACATCCATTCCTTTTTAAGCATTGACTTTACCGGCAGGCCAAACGCAAGATTTTCCGGTATGTCAACCACAGCCTTCACAGCCTCAGTTATGTACCGAACAAAGTCAGCTGGATCACAAGCCGTCCCAAGCCTTTCAAGCTCCCTTTCGCGCGCTGCCATTTCATACCACGCCTTTGCAGGTGCGTCGTCAACCGTGATCGGTAGCTTTATTTCTTCGCCTGATTGAAGGGTGATTTCAATCATTTGGCTGCTTCCGGCTTATTTGGGCTTAACAGTGTGCGCTTTGCAGGTTGTTCTGCTTTAGGCTCTGCTTCAACTTTTTGCGCTTCCGGCGCGGCCTTTGAAACAGGCTTGTTCAGCTTTTCGATGTTGGCCATAGCCACGCGGGTTACAACCTTTGGAGCGTCGCCGCTTTTACCGCAGGTTTCGCAATCGCCACCGGCAAGCACCGTGCCTGGCTGCATCATGTTTGCAAGAGATTTTACTGTCATTTTTTATGAAGTGTACACAGAGTAAAGTCCCTGTGTTGGTTTAGAATTCTGAATCAAGTCCCAAGCCTTTTTCATCAAAAACAAATCAGAAAAGTCAGGGCTTCTTCCAATCAGTTCTTTTACTCCCTGCTGCGTTCCGGTGCCTTTTTTGGGGATCAATCTTAATGGCCCGTCACCAGTATCCATTTTCTTGATCGCCGCCAGTTCTTCGCTCAACATCTCTTGATCTTCCGGATCAGTTACGGCCTCTGCGTAGATCTTGCCCTCGTTTATATCATCCGCCAAAAGAAAGCCACATTGGTCTTTCAGGTGTGCAAATATACGCCCTTTGTCCTTATCCGTCTTTATCGGTGCTGAATTTGCATGGAAGGCAATCGCACCTGGTATAAACCCGCCCTTACCTCCAAGGAATGCGCCCACGCCATCGCTGTCATAAATCACGCCACTCGCCCGAACGCCCCGCCTGATTCTAAAATCCTGAATACGGTCTAAAACTTCTTTGCCGCCGCTCTTTGCCATTGAGAAGTGTTCTACCATTACATTACCCTCAAAGTACGCTGCCCGGTAAATGTCGCTGCCGTGCATGGCTATATCCGCCACTATGCACTTTCGGTTCGGGTCTCGCTGTACTTGGATATTTTCATAAATATCTGAAATTGCCGTGCTTTCAATCAGTTGGTTTGGGTCGTCTTCAAATTCCCAGTTGCCGAGCAAAAGCCTTTGTCTGGCTTGTCCGGTAAGCCCTTGCAATGTCTCTATATATCCGGGGTCCCCTTTGATATTTTCATAACTGAAGCTCTGAATGTACTTTTTATTTTTTGGTAGCTTTCCTTCCTTTGATGGCTTGTAGAAGCCCCTGTACATCCAGTTCCGGGATGGGTTTCCGGTAATTAGCAACTTCCCGATTATCCCACATTCCAAATTCATGTGCCTTCCTATCCTTGTCGCTGCAATCTCATAAGCCCTTGCACTTACCCCGCCCCCTTCCTCAATCCATCCAAAAGTAAATTCAGTAGATCCGTATGATTCAAAGTCCGGGTCTGAAGGCTTATACATCATTTCAAGCCCCACTATTTCCGACCCATTTTTGAACCTTATGAAGACGTCCACCTCGTTATAATGCCACCAATCCTGAGGTATATTGTGCTTTTTGCAAACCTTTTTGAATGTAACGATTGTGCTTTTCCGAATCTGCTTTAGCCTATGCCTACCAATAAAGCACCTGATACCTGGATACGCCAAGCAAGCCCACAAAAACCACTCGCACCCGACCCAGCTTTTTCCACCATAAGCAGCCCCTCCAAAAAGAAGCTCTTTTATTTCGCTGTCAGACAAAACGCTAAGCGCTGAAATCTGCTTATCCGACAAGTCGAGGCCGTCATAAATACCCGCTTTGAAGCAGTCTATTTTGAGTTGGATAACCTGTTCATCTGTCAGCATCTTTTTTAAGTAAAATCCTCAAAATTTGCGCCTTGTCTTCAATTGAAAGGCCGTCTAACGGGTTCTGCCCTATCTGCTTGCCGTCGCTGGTAACATCTGCCCTGTCTTTGGTCTTTTCAGGGAAAACAACCTTCATGCCGAATATTACGCTCGTTGGATTTGGGGCGACACGCGACTTTGTGATCTTGTTCTTTCGCATCGGCTTGTCATTATCATCCTTTACCATTACACCCTGCCAAACTACATCTTCCTCCATCTCATGCACTTCATCAAACCCCTCTACTAAAAGCTGTAAGCTTGTCTTTAGCTTTGGCCTTAGTAGTTCATGCCAGTAGAATTCGTCAGCATTTTCTTTGGCTTTTTTATAGTATTCCCCAATTTCTACAATTTGAGCCTTCCACAAGTAAAATGTAGCCTGTGGCAATCCGACTGATTCACACGCTGATTCCAGTGTACAGTTTTGAGATTCGTACAGGTCACACACCTGCTTTGCAAGTGCTATCTTTTCCTCTTGTGTATGCTGCGGGGCCGCAACCCCTTTTTGTTTACCCATGCTCCATTATATTGTACTTGCCATTTCTTTGGCTTTCTGTTTCTGCTCATACTGTTGACGCGCAAGCATTACAAGCGCCGTCTCAGTTCTATGGCATGACTTGAATTTGATACCGCTACCACACTGGCATGGTTCATTTCTTCCAACCTTTACAATCACCCTGCGAAAGTGGCTGTTTATGTCCTTGCCAGGCTTTTTGGCTGCGTAGTGGGTGATTGGTGCAGTTAGTTGTGTCTCTGTTTTACGATCTACCGCCATTTTGCAATTGTAATTTTTATCCCACCGTCCGGGATCAATACCGCCGTGTCGGCTGTTGCGTTAAATGAAACGGAGCCTTGAAAACACGGACCGTTTCGGTCTGTAATATCCAAGGCTCCGGTGAGCCTATCCTGCTGGTATGTGTACCACTTTTGCCAGACTATTTGCCCGGATGCCATTGTGTGCAGTTCCATTAGCCCGTCATCATGGAATAGGTAATAATTTGACGGGTGTGTAACCGAATTCCATGCGCCTGTAAGTTTTGGCTGCTCCCGCTCTTTACTGCACCCTGAAAGCATGAAAACGGATAGCATGAACACTGCCAACGCGAAAATGCCAGCAATGATGTAGTGCCGCATCTTTCGGCGGTCTTCCGGGGGAATGGGGGCGAAGTCGTACTGATTCATTGGACTGGAATTTTAAAGCGGGCGAGTGCCTTACAGAACACCCGCCCTAATCACTGAATAACCATACAAAATTGTGGCGCGGACAGGACTTGAACCTGCGACCTTGTGATCATGAGTCACACGAGCTAACCAACTGCTCCACCGCGCTATATTTCCGGGTTTTACCGCCCGGTCGGTTGGTTGAATAGTTACAACCTAATTTGTGCAGGTGATTGGACTCGAACCAACGACTCCCGTGTTAAAAGCACGGTACTCTAAGCCAACTGAGTTACACCAGCGATATTATTACTTCAAAAACTTCGCTTTCTTATACTCCAAAGCCGCCAAAAGGTCGCGCTTTGTCAATTTTCCATCCTTTAAGTGGGGCAAATATAACACTTTTTCACCTTCAACAAAAAACCCATCAAGCCCAGAGTTCAAATAGTATTCCGGGTTTGAGAACCCGGAATAAAGCGCATCATCCATTCCGGCCCCCATTTTTGCCGGGGCAAACACAGCGCAATAAAAATCAGCCGCCGTATCTACCTTCCTGCCAGCCGCAGCCCGGCGAATGTAAGCCCCTGTCAACCGCATAACCTCCACCGCATCCTTTGCATTGCAAGCCGCCTTAACATCCTCCAAGCTCCTACCCAACCCATTCAACCCCGCCCTGGTAAACTGTATCCATCCAGCCGCAATTCCATCCGTCCGGATCGTAAAAGGGTTTAGTCCGCACTCGCTGTATGCAACCAGGTAAATATCCTGTGGCCTGCAACCAATCTCCCTTGCAAGCGCCCGTGTGCTATCCCTAACAATCAAGAATTGTGCCTCGTTTGTGTGCCGTTTTATCGCATCTTCAAACCTGCTTTCGGCAAAAAATGAGGTGTCGCTGCTTATGTAGGTTGGGCTTATGTGCTGCTCAACGTATTGCAGCCCAGTTGTGACCGAGTCCCCATTTAGGTAGATGATTGACCCAATAAGTAGAACAATTGCGCCATTGTGCAGCTTGAACGGGTTGAACGCCACCGCCCTTATGGCAATTGTAGCCATTGTGCAAGCGTGCAGCATCAACCCCGCAAACTTTCCAGCTTGGAACAAAGCCCATGCCAGCACAATGGCCATCAAAAAGCTGAATGGGCCGAGGTCGGTTAAAAGTAGCTGGATTATGTCGATGGTTTGCTTCATTGATTTTCTGGCATATTTAGCGCCTTTCGGAGCTTTTTATTTGTAGCCTCAAGATCTTTTAAAACGCTGTCGTTCCGTTCAATTTTTGCCCTTATCTCCTGATTTGAAATTTCAAGGCGTTTATTCAGGCTATCAAGCATCAAAAGTTCTTTGTCCTGATAATCAGGTTGATTGCTTTTAATACTTCCAAGGCTATAAATGCCAAATATTAGCATTAAAGCCACAAAAAAAACAAATGAATATGCAAGTTTGTATTCCATTTTATCAAAAAATAAGGTAAACAATCCCCGCAATAACGCCAACCTGAAAGGCTGCAAAAAGCAGGATGAAAAGACAAAGATCAATCGGTACGGGCAGCAGCGCCACAATGATAGCAACATGGCTTGGTTTGTCGTATCCAAGGATGTACAGCACCAACAACGTCACAAACGCAGTAACCGCGTTCACTGTCCAGCTCCACTCCGTGCGCCCACTTCCGCGCATATTTGATGCGCTTACCCAAAACTTGCTGTTGTGTATCGCTTGCTCAAAATTGTAAGCCCAAAACATAGGCATCATGCACACCGTCCACACCTTCACCGGGTGCCCTAACTCACGCTCCAGGCTTGCCCGTATTTCACCCCGCCTTGCATCCGGCTTTGCAGAGTAGCCAACCTTGCCCATGTACGGGAATGATGGCGAAAACAGGCAGTACACCCAACCTATTTTTGGTAGGTATTTTATGTGCTGCGTTTTGCGAAGCAGAATGAAGGCGATGGTTAGTATGGCCGGTATGAGCATTAATTCAAGTATCGTTGGTTATTGTTTCCGGTTGGGTAGTTGCCCATCCGATTGTTTGGCCCCTGCGTTCCGGGGCTACTTGGTATGATCTTCTGGAATCCGTAGTACCATGCCCAGCAAATTATAGCGTACTTGAATATCCAGATAAATGAAAAATCCTGTGTATAGTAG